CTCGAGGGCCAGATGTCGTTTGGCTTCCGCGTGCTCGAGGACCGCTGGGAGCAGCGGACCCGCACGCTCGTCCGCGTCGATCTCGTCGAGATCAGCGTGGTCCCCGAGGCCGCCTACCCACAGACCAACAGCGCGCTCCGCCACGGTGGCGGAGACGCATGGCACCGACGCCGGCTGGAGCTGGCACGCAGGAGTTCGACATGACGACCAAGGAGCTGCTGGAGCAGCGTGCCGGCCTCATCCTGGCGGCGCAGAAGCTGCTCGACGGGACGGAGGAAGGGCGCGCCCTCACCTCCGAGGACGAGGCGAAGTTCGACAAGCTGATGGCCGACGCCGACGCCATCGACGCGCGGATGCGCACCGACAAGCGGCGCGAGGCCGTGGACAAGGCTGCTCGCGAGCTCGAGAAGCCCGTGGGCTCCATCATCGCCGCCGCGCAGGCGGCTCGCGGTGGTGGCAGTGACCCGTACTTCGGGTTCAACTCCGGCTCGGAGTACCAGCAGGCGTTCCGCAGCTACCTCCGCAGCGGCGACAACACCGAGCTCCGCGTGATGTCCTACGGCACCGCGGCCAACGGCGGCTACACCGTCCCCGAGACGGTGGAGGCCCGCATCGTTGAGAAGCTCCGCCAGGGCTCGATCGTGCGGCAGCTCGGTCGCACCACCGTCACCCCGGACGATCGCAAGATTCCGATCCAGAACGCGATCCCGACCGCGGCGATCATCGGCGAGGGCTCGTCCATCACCGCGTCGGACGCGACCTTCACGCAGCTCACCGTGGACTCGTACAAGTACGCGACGCGCGTCATCGCGAGCCGCGAGCTCATCTCGGACAGCGGCATCAACCTCGAGGAGTACGTGATCCGCACGTCCGCCGAGGCGATCGCCCGCGCCCAGGACGAGCACTTCTGGGACGGCACCGACAGCGGTCAGCCGCAGGGCGTCATCGCCGGGCTCACCGCCGCCGGCAACAAGCAGGTGCTCTCGAACGGCCAGACCACCTCGATCACCAGCGCCGACAACGTGATCGACTGGGTTTACAAGCTGCCGGTCCAGTACCGCGCCGGCGCCGTGATCCTCACCTCCGACGAGGTGGTGAAGAACATGCGGAAGATCAAGGACGCGAACAACAACTACATCTGGCTCGCGTCCGACGTGAACACCCTGATGGCCGGCGGCGCGCCGGGCACCATCATGGGCGTGCCGTACTACATCTCCGAGTACGTCGATGCCCTCGCCGCCAACAAGTACGTGGCGGTCTACGGCAACTTCAACTACTACGAAATCTTCGATCGCGGCGCGACCGAGGTCGTGGTGGACCCCTACTCGCTCTCGACCACGTGGCAGTTGCAGATGGTGGTGGTCAAGCGGACGGACGCGCTCCGCACGCTTGACGAGGCGTTCGTCACCCTCCAGTGCTCGGCAGCCTGACCCCCGGACGGGCTGGCGCGGGGTAGCACGGCAGCGCCCCGCGCCGGCCTTTTTCAAGCATGGCCATCGTCCCGCTCAACCTGGCGAAATCCATTCTCCGCGTCGATTTCGACGCAGACGATGCCGTGCTCTCGTTCTACCTCGATGCCGCGCAGGCGTTCATCGAGCGGCACACGCGGCGGTATCTGTCGCCGCGCAGCCTGGTCAAGCACCTCCGCGGCTTCTCCTCTGACGAGGTGACGCTGCCTTTCCCGCCGTTCAACTCGCTCACCTCGATCACCTACCGCGACACGGACGGGCTCACGCAGTCGCTCACCAGCGCCAACTACATCCTCGAGACGAGCGGGGCGGTGACCCGCGTGCGGTTCTACGGCGACCTGCCCGACCTCGATGAGGACGAGCCCCGCGTCAGCATCACCTGGTCCGCCGGCTACGCCGCGGGCGCCGTGCCGACCGACCTCCAGCTCGCCGTGATCCGGCTCGCCGGCACGTACTACATGAACCCCGAGGCGGTGAGCATGCTGAACCTGATGTCGGTGCCGTTCGGCGTCAAGGCGGTCATCGACGCCTGGTCGCTCCCGACGCTCGAGGGGGAGGGGCCTGAATGAGCGTGATAAGCGCCGGGCAGCTCCGCCACCGCGTGACCGTCTACACCGCGAGCACCGCGGTGGACGCCTACGGGCAGCGGTCACAGACGCTCACGGTTGGCCCGACGATCTACGCCGAGGTCCGGGCGACCGGCGCCAGCGAGATCGGCTACGGCGACGGCGCTGCGATGCGGACGCAGTACCAGATCCGCACCAGGTGGCGCACCGGCATCAACGCCGGCATCGACGCCACCGCCCAGCTCGAGTACCGCGGCGACCGGCTCCAAGTTCAGGGCCTCGTGCGCGAGCGTGAGGAAGAGGATGTCATGCTCATCGACGCGGTGAGGGTCGCATGATTGAGCAGGCGATCTACACGATCCTCGCCGGGAACGCCGCGGTGGGCGTTATCGCCGGCGACCGCATCAGCCCGCACCAGCGTGTCCAGGGCACCGCGCTGCCGGCGCTCGTCTACGTGGTGGATGACTTCGAGCCGATCCGCGGCCTCGCCGGCACCGCCGGCCTGACCGCCGCCACGGTCACGGTCACGTCGATCGCCGACACCTACAGCTCCGCCCGCAGCCTCGCCGCTGCCGTGATCGGTGCCTTGAACGGCGCCGCCGGCACCTACGGCTCCGTGGTCATCACCTCACTGCACTACTCGCAGCAGCAACCGACCGACACCGGCATCGGTGAGGGCGAGGAAGACTTGCCCTACGAGGTCGAGACGCAGTACCGCATCCACTACACGGGACTCTGAACATGGCCGCACAGTCAGGCAACACAGCAACCTTCACCTGGAACAGCGTGGCGGTGGGTGATCTCGTCTCGATCGGCGACGTGACCATCGAAGGCGCCCAGATCGACGTGAGCACCCTGGGCGCCAACGCCTACCGCGAGTTCATCGGCGGCAAGTACCAGGCGTCGTTCACCGTCGAGGTGTTCTGGAACAAGACGGCCCACGACTCCTTCATGCAGGACCTGCTCGCCCGCACCTCGAGGGCGTTCGCTATCGACTTCGGCGACGGCTCCGTGACCGGCAACGCGATCCCGACCAGCGCTGCCGTGAGCGCCTCGATCGATGACGCCGTGCGATGCTCGATTTCCTGCCAGGTCACTGGGGCGGTGACGATCGCAGCATGAGACAGGCTCTCCTCTCCTCTCGCGAGCCGCACCGCGTCGAGCTCCCGCAACTCGGCGCGGTGTGGCTGCGCGTCCCCACCGCGAAGGATGCGATTGATGCAGATGGCAAGGGCGCAGGCTGGTACCTCTGCCGGTTCCTCTGCAACGAGGACGGCAGCCCCTGTTTCCGCGAGGACGAGGAGGCCGAGGCCCTCCGGATGCCGGCGTGGGCTGCGACCAGGCTGGTCGAGGAGGTGGGCAAGCTGATGCAGGCCCCTCCTCACCCCGGCGAGGCGGCAGCTCATGCACCTCGCCATGAAGCTCGGCAAATCGATGGAGGAGACGGAGAGGCTGACTGCCACGGAGTTCTCAGCCTGGCGTCTGTTGGATAAGCCGGCGGCGCCGCAGAGGCCCGCCAGCATTCAGGACTTCTACAAGGCCGTCAGGACCAGACGCAGGTGATCCAGCTCAACCTCGACATGGACGTGCGGCAACTGGACAGGCGGTTCTTCAGCCTGCCGGTCGAGCTGCGCCAGAAGGTGGCGATCGCCTCGATCCGCAAGGTGCTGGGCGACGGCGCCAAGATGGCCCGGCCCAACTACCCGCGCTCGTTGCGGCTTGGCTTCCATCTCCAGGACTATCTGCACGCCAAGATCAAGAACTACCGCTACGCCGTCTGGGGCGCCATCGGCGTCCGCGTGTCGGGCGGGAGCCGCGAGACGGCGCTGCCTGGCTGGCGGTTCCACTTCACCGAACGAGATCGGCGATCCCGCGCCGGCGCTGGCAGGGGAGACCGCCGGCGGCTCCGCGGCGGCGAGGTGAAGGCTGGCGGCGTCATCAAGGGGCAGCACGTGCTGCCTGGCGTCTACATGACGGTCAGCTCGAGGCTGATGCCCGAGATGAAGCGGCGACTCGCCAAGGTGCTCAAGTGAGCCGCACCACGCGCCTCAACGTCGCGGTGACCGCGAACACTGCCCAATTCGACCGGCAGATGGCGAAGGTCCGCGCGAAGATGAAGGCGACGCAGCAGGGGCTCTCCGGCGGTGCCGGCGGAGCCCTGTCCGCCGCAGGCATCGGCGGCGGGTTCGGCGCCGGCGCCGGCATGCTCCTCCGCGGCTCTCCGCTGTTCGCAGCGATCGGCGGGCTGACCATGGCTCTCGAGGCCAACCGCCGCCAGACCGAGCAGGGCAAGAAGGACGTGCAGGAGATGGCCCAGCTGGCTCTGTCGCCAGCAAGGCAGCAGCAGGCGAAGTTCGCCGCCCAGCTGCTTGGCGGCGAGGAGAGGACCGCCAACGACCTGATGCAGACCAGGGCCGCGTTCGATGAGCGGCTGATGGACCGTTCCAAGCGGCGAGAGCTCGCGGGGCTCGGCATCACCGACGAGATGCTCAATGCGCTCAACAGCTCCGACATCGGGAACTTCACCGAGAGCCTGGTGGAGATCTCGAAGGGGATGAGCGAGATGCAGCGGCTCGCGGTTGGCAGCGCACTCGGCGGCAAGGCTGGCGAGATGTTCATGCAGGCGGGGCAGTTCCAGGCCGCCGGCGATATCTCGAGAGCGGTGGGCGCCATCGGCATGGAGGAAGCGGCTAGGGCGGTCTCCCTCGAGCAGCAGCGCCAGGCCGACATGATGACGAACGCCGACGCGCAGGGGCAGGTGGGCTTCTTCGCTGGCTTGTGGGACCTGCTCACCGGCCAGAGCGCCAAGACCGAGCAGATGCAAACCAAGATCGCCCAAGAGCTCGAGCGGCAGACTCAGCTGATGGGTCAGCCCACCGGGCCGGGAATCTGACCATGGCCGTCTACTGGACCAAGAAGCTGGTGAGTCAGACGCACACCCGTGCGATCCCGCCCAATCCTTCCGCGGTCGAGTACGTCTACCGGGTCTGGGCGACCGAGGGAGCGACGCAGGCCACCGCGACGCCCCGCACCTGGGACCCGTTCACCTACGCCCTGAACGTGGTGGACGATGCCGACCTGCCGCGGCCTGGCATGACGATCGCCGACTGGGACGCCACGCTGTCCGGCACTTGGGCGGAACTGTTCCGTATCCGCTCGGTGTCTTGGACTCCGGTGGACAGCAGCCAGTCGATGTGGGAGTGCCGGTTCGCAGCGACCAGCAAGAACGTGATCTGTCCCGAGCCCGACGTGCTCCGCTCGGACTCGACAAGCCTGCGCCGCGTCGAGCTCTACATCAAGGCGAATCCGGCGACCGCAGCGAGCGCGGGCGCCACGATCTCGAGCGGCACCCAGGTGGATGCTGGCGGCAAGCCCAAGCACCGCGACGTGGTGCAGGTGCACACGGAGGTGCAGTTCCTCTGGAACACCGCGGACCCCGTGGACTCGCCCGGATACCCGGACTTCACCGACGTCGCCACCTACGTCAACAAGCGGAACAGCGGGACCTTCCTCGGCTTCCCCGCGGGCAGCGTGCTCTTCGCCGGCATTCAGGCCACGCCAGACGAGGACGAGATGGTGCGGCTCACGTACCAGTTCGTCTACGACACCTGGTACCACCTCGAGCAGCAGCCCGAGCTTGACGAGGAGCAGCGCCCGCTGCTTGACGCGAACGACCAGGCCGACACGGTGAAGTGGTTTCAGCCGTACGAGGACACCGCGGACTTCGCGGACCTCATGGGGGCCTACGAGCTCAAGTGGCTCACGGATGGCTGGCTCGCGTTTGACTCGCCTGGCGTGGCGTGCGGCACCGAGTTGGCTGCGGCGACCGCTCCATCGATCGCCACCGGCAAGATCAAGGTGCTCGGCGGTGCAGAGGCCATCTACCCGACCGCTGAACCATGAGGACCTTCCGCACTGGCTTCGGTCGCCTCACGGCTCCCATGCTCAACGGCATGGTGGCGGCTGCCGCTGCGAACACGCAGAGCGGCGAGACGCTCCGCAAGGCCGCGAGCACCTACGACGAGAGCGCGAGCCGCACGCGGTTCATCTACGCGAAGATCACCGGCGCCACGCTCCTCAGCGGTGCGACGAATCGCTGGGAGTACGCCTGGGAGGAGATCGAGCTGACCACCGCCGGCGGGTTCCAGACCCGCACCGGCGGGCTCACCTCCACCGCGAAGGGCAAGGCCCTGAACCTCTGCGAGGCGTTCAACAACGGCACCGGCGCGGAGGGCCCCGGCTGGAGCCTGACCACGGCTCCGACCGGCTTCGAGATCAAGCCGATTTCCGACGCCGCGGTGCAGCTGTGGCTGATGCGGGGCCCCGGCGGCGCCAAGCGCTACGTGTTCTCCCTGGCCAACGTCCTCGACGGAGCCTGCCCGTGACCCCTGGCTACCACGACCTGACCTACTACCGCGGCTCCACCGACATCTGCTCCGTGGTGTGGAAGGACTCCGCCGGCGCTCTGGTGGACCTCACCGGCTACACCGCAGAGCTCACGATCCGCAACGCGGCGGGCACCATCATCGGCGAGACCGGCTCCGGCATCACCGCGACGATCACCGCCGCGGCGGGGCTCGTCACGTTCACGATCACCGACGCCGCAGCTGCGGCTCTCACCGAGGGCACGCACCGCTACGACATCTGGGTGGTGAGCTCCGGCGGCATCGACTACCCGCTCCTCTACGGCAGCTTCGCCGTGATCCCGGAGACGCGCTGATGGCCACAGTGATCGTCAACCCTGGCAACACCCTGATCGTCTCGGCGCCGGGACCGCAAGGCCCAGCGGGCGGCGGCGGAGGCGGAGGCGTCACCGATGGCGACAAGGGCGACCTGACGGTGAGCGGCGGCGGCACGACCTGGACGATCGACGCCGACGCCGTCACGTTCGACAAGATCCAGAACGTGACCGGGCCGACGCTGCTGGGACGCCAGGCGGCAACCGCCGGCAGCGCGGAGGCGATCACGCTTGGCAGCGGGCTCTCGATCGACGGCTCGAAGCAGCTCACGATCACCGCGGCGTACGCCCAGCAATCGGTCACGATGACCGCGGGAACCGGGCTCACCGGCGGCGGCGACTTGTCCGCGAATCGGACGTTTGCGGTCGCGTACGGCAGCACCGCCAGCACCGCGTGCGAAGGCAACGACGCCAGGCTTTCGGACTCACGCACGCCTACCGCGCACACGCACGCGCTGGCGGATCTCCAGCAGGGCGGCGCCACCACGAACCAGGTGGTGACGTGGAACGGCTCGGCGTGGGCACCTTCGTCGCCGAGCGGCACCGGAACCGTTACGAGCGTCATCGCCGGCGATGGACTGCTTGGCGGCAACATCACCACCTCCGGCACGATCGACGTGAACTTCGGGACCGCCGGAAACACGGTCTGCGAGGGCAACGATTCGCGCCTGAGCGATGCCCGCACACCAACCTCTCACACGCACGCACCGAGCGACATCCAGCAAGGCGGCGCTACCTCTGGGCAGGTGCTCGAATGGTCCGGCACGGCGTGGGCGCCGGCAACGCTCTCGGGCGGCGGCGGCGGGACCGTCACCAGCGTCACCGCAGGCACCGGGCTCACAGGCGGCACGATCACCGGCACCGGAACGATCGCGGCGGATTTCGGCACCACGAGCGGAACCATCTGCCAAGGCAACGACTCGCGCTTGAGCGACGCGCGTACGCCGACGAGCCATGCTCACGGCAACATCACCAACGCCGGAGCGATCGGAACGACTGCGTTCAAGCCGATCATCACCTCGGTAGGCGGCGAGTTGGTCGCCGGCGACTTCGGCACCACGAACGGCACGTTCTGCCAAGGCAACGACTCTCGGTTGAGCGATGCGCGAACGCCAACCGCGCACACTCACGCGCTCGCAGACCTCCAGCAGGGCGGCGCGACTTCCGGCCAGGTGGTGGCATGGAACGGCACCGCGTGGGCGCCTGCGACGCCGAGCGGCGGCGGCGGCGGCAGCGGCCTGCTCGATCCGACCACGGAACTCCGCATCTTCACCACGTTCGCGGCACCGAACGGCAAAGACAATCCGTTCCAAGCGTACAACTTTGGATCATCTCAGCCGTCGTATGTTGCTGGCGACGAAGATGACGCGGTCGGCGTCATCCGCATGTCAACCGGAACCGGAGCCGCCAACCATCGCGCCGTTCTCTATATGAGCAGCGACACCTTCGCCTCTCGGATCTGGCGGTTCGAGGATGTCGCTTCCTCCGAAATAAGGTTTAAGGCGCGCTTTGTAGATAACAACTTTGCATCCGCTCCGGGCGTCATGGTTGCTGGCTTCTCATCTTCAGGCCAAGGAAACGTCGGCGCTGGTTTTTACGCAGCGAATTTTATCGTGGACTCCACAGACACGACCAAGTACTACGCGCAGACAAAGAACACCACCGCGACCGGAACGGATACCGGAATCAGCGCCGTTTCCACGAATACATGGAAGCACTTCCGCATCTTGGTGGAGGACGTAAGCGGCACGTTGACCGCGCTCTTTTACATCGACGGATCGCTGGTCGCGACGCACACGACCAACCTACCTGTCGGCGCAGGCCGCGCGCTCGCGCCGTTCTTCGGCATCCAGAAATCCGACGCAACGGCCACGGCGAGCAACTTCGATATCGACTACTGCTACCTCCGCGTGGCATACAAGACGGCGCTCTGGACATGATCTACCGCGTCTCCTTCCTGAACGGCTACACGGATTTCGCTACGCAAGCGGAGGCGATTGCTTGGCGAGACGCCAACGCGCCAAGCGGCACGATCAGCACCTATGAGCCGCCGGCGGACACGCCGCCGCGGTGGAGAGTCTCCAAGGACACGATGCTCGTGCGGGTCGAGGCCGCCGGCAAAGTCGCCGAGGTGATGGGGCTCATCAACGCGCTGCCGCAGGACGAGCAGTTCCTGTTCTCGAACTTCGCGTGGTTCTGGTCTGACAACGCACGCATCCGCGCGATGTGCGCGGCGGTGGGCCTCGATCCCGACGTGATCCTGGCGGAGGACGAGTTCGCATGACGCTTGAAGGAACGACTCAACGGGTCACCCTCACGATCTCCGACTGGACCAAGATCATCGGGCTCACGATCGGCGTGGTGAGTCTCCTGGTGGGCACGCTGTGGCGGCAGGAAGTGCTCATCCGTGACGTGGCGGCCAACCAGGAGCTGCTCGAGTACCGCGTCACCCAGCTCGAGAACCGGTTGCCGTGAGGTACCTGGTGCTGGCTCTGCTGGTCGGCTGCTCGGCTCCCGAGCGGATCGCGTCGAACGCCGGCGACATCCGCACGCTCGCCGAGTCGAGCCGGTCGCGGTTCATGGACCACGACGATCCCGCTGGCGTTGCGGAGCAGGCCGAGATCATCGAGAAGGCCGCGGCCATCTCGGTGGACGCGACGCTCGTGGACCCTACGACGCCGGCGTGGCAGGGGACGCTCGAGCTCGCCCTGTGGGCGGGGCTCGCGATCGCCCTGTGCGTGATCCTCTGGCAGACCGGCCTGGGCGCCATGCTCCGCGGGCTCCTCGGCTGGATACCGCAGCGGCAACGGTCTGCCGCCAAGCTCCTGCGCGAGGCGGTGGACAACCCCGACACGATCCGCGAGGCGGCTGCGGCTGTCCGCACCGCGGACCCCCTCATCAACGCCGCATGGAAGGGCTGACCATGGCCGATTTCCTCGGGAACATCTGGTTCGCGGCGCTCGTCGGGCTCGCTGGCTACTGCCTCGGCAGCGTCTGGCCGCTGCATCGACTGTTCAAGAAGTGAGCGGAGCCCGCTGCTGCTGCACACCAGGCGAGCCCTCCTGCTGCGAGCAGGCGGGTCTGTCCTGGTGGAACCGCTACTGCCTCTACCTCGAGCCGACCACGTACTACCGTCTCTGGTGCGACTGCGGCCCGTGCGATGGTCAGTCCACCGACTGCGAGGACTGCACGCAGGGGGGCTACTTCTGCTGCCGCGAGGAGGAGTTCAACTTCTGCGTCCGCGGGGCGATCTTCCGCAGGCCGTTCACAGACGGCACGTGTGAGCCAGACCAAAGCGACTTTACCTATCGCACCTGCCCGGACCCGTGGGTGGCGCCCGATTGGGGGCCGGCGGAGGGTGGGGTCAACTCGTTCTACGCGAGCCCGATCGATGACTTGCTGATCCCGCCATGGTCAGAGTGCGACCTGTGCAGCGTGGCGCCGGTGGCGGCTCGCATCCGCTACCAGTGCCACTACCGCCTCGAGAACTACGCCGGCGACGAGTGCACCTACACGCAGGACGGCAACACGTACCCGCTCGAGGAGTTCGATGAGACGTACGTGGTGGAGGGGAAGGCGACCCTGTTCTGCACCACCGGGGAGTGCTCGGTGTCCTACGTCTGCGACTGCGACGAAGTGACCTGGGCGACGCCCACCCACATCCTCAAGATCGAACCCTGCGGAACGCCGGCGACGGGACTGCCGACGCCGCCCACC